GCGCCTTATATTCTCGAAATGTACTCATAAGGTTTTGGGTAGATTCTGTCAGTCCTGTGGGACACTGACTCCGCATCAACGACTTCCACATAGTTGATGAAAAACTCATTCCAAACGCGGGGTATGACGTCTGTGACCAATTCACTAGGAATTGGTTGTATCACCTCGCATTTGTCAAAGTATTTCTCTATTATGTGTTGGCGTTCAACGGACAGGCCATACAGCCTCTCCACCAACAATCGTGTGTTCAATGGGACATCACGAATAGGAACTTTTGAACCGAGTGCTTCCAAGAGCTGCTCCCGTTCATACGTGTTCCTCCACGTTTTGATTACATGGCGCACATCATATCCGCTTGTACACCTAAGCAAATATTGCGCGAAGGAGCCAACAACTGGACATCCTGGATATTGGTGGGCCAAAGATAACGCCTTGCATCGCAACAGCGTCTTGAGCTTGCTCTGGCGCGACCTAGCATATTTGCCCTCGGCCCATCCTGTGGAAGCCAACACTTCCAGGGGATTGGTGACGTTAACCAGGTCGTCCTCGTCGAACACAAGGCCGCAAAAAGAAGCCTCGGATAACTGTGTGTTTATGTCTGTCTTAATGACCAGACCTAAACGAGCAAAGTCTTCTGGAGCAAGCGGGTCTACAGCATTACTGAGGTTGTCATCCCCTTCAAGAACCAACTCATTGATAACATCGAGAAGGTTCTCCCCACGCAAAAAGCAGCGCAAGAAGGAAATAAACATCAAATTGCTGAACCCATTACCAAGGCTTGTACACATCTCACCAGACATGCGAACCGCCTGCACCAGAGCAGTCAGGTTCTTGAACTTGCATGTGTTTGTTCCACACATCGCTTTCTTGATGGCTTCCATAAAGAAAGAACCCTCAGACAGCAATGACGTCATGTAATCATAAAGCTGGAATTCGGTATCCTCCATCAGTTTCTTAACAAAAAGCGCCTCAAAAGAAGTATAGTCCGAACTTGGGTAGACGTGACCCGGACGCATCAACATTTCTTTGATGTATGCCGGTCTGTCTACCATGGGGACCTTCTTTATGAAGCACTTCAGTTTGAAAACCTCTTTTTCGATCAGTTTGAAAATGGGTCCAACCAAACACTTGAACTCATCCGACCGGGAATTGATGGCTCGTGGATATTTGTAGTCTGTGTAGGATTCCAACTTAACGAACGACTTACACAGCAAATACTTTTTTGAAAGAATGTCTCTTTTGTTGACGACATTGTTCCACTTCATGAGCAGCTCATCCTTCCTATGGGCAGGATAGCTTGTCCCCTGTAGCCACGTTTCTACAGAGGTGTCACTGTCACTCGGCAACGGTGTGAACAGCAACCTCACGGCTTTTTGGACATGGTCACGATAAGCTTCCCGCAAAGACTCATCGAATGGTGGGGGTGCAAAGCCAAATCTCTTCTGCACGCCAGCAGCAGTGGAAACAGGGTCATTGGGGCAAGGCTGGGGCAAAGCCACCCCAGTTATTTCGCATCCTAATGACACCCTAACCACGGGTCTATCAGTCTCGTGTGCATGGCTATGGAAGTTGATTCTCAAATCTTTCTTCACTTCGGGCAACGGGGGCAATGGAACCTCAGTCACCCTATAGCCACGACACCAGAGACGATCTACTGCTGGCGAAGCCGAAAAGCCGGCCCACGATTTTTGACGTCTACATGCCACAAGAGGAACCTAGTGTATGCCATTCCACATGCTATTGCGAGAGTCTCAATGACTGGGTCAGATCTGGCCAAAGTCAAGATACGGTCAGCGTTAACAACATTAATTCTCTTCAAAGTCGTAGTTATCCTACTAAACGTGAGGTCTAGAGGTTCTTCATAGACTGTGGAAAAATTTTTTGTCTTCTGACTGTAACTTGCATGGCTATCATAACTCACCTCATTGGGAGGGGTCACCGTGTGCACATTGCATATTTGCATGTATATTTCAAGACTGATGATCTTCGTATCACGCGTTCCCAATGCATCAATGATCGCATTAACCAACCATGAAATGTCAAACATGAACCAACTATACATGTCGTACTTGGCAATCTTGATGTACAATGGATTCTTGTACTTGAGTTTGCCGGTCGCACAATGTTCTGACCTAACGTCGGATAGTCTAGCTTCTTCAAATTCGAAGTCGCGAACCACCCTCCATTCGGCACGGAGCATCAATTGGGTACTCCATCTATGCCATTCATGAGTGAAAACGTGATTAAAAACCACCGCAAAAATCGTGTTGCGCAATTGCCACAACAGCACCAATCCAGAAAAGAGAAATTCAAAAGTATCCGAGTATGCGTCACCATCGGGAAAGAAAAACTCCCGAATGTTCTTTGTGGCAGGATGGCCGATGCATGTTAGCACCACCATCAAACCCTGCCTACAGAAAACCATGATCGCTTTCCCCAGGGTGACAAGGTCACCAAACCCAGCACCGTATATCTGGTCCCATATCAAGTTGAGAATCAGCGCACAAATCATGACGCGGACCCAATGATTTGGTCTGAAGTCATATTGGCGAAACACAACTCCGTCGGGACAGACGTCTCGTAAAGCCTCCTCCATTTCTCTCTTTCTGAGATCATTCTCAAGACGGTCGTCAACTGGGTCTGGCTCGGGAGATGCCTTAGGTACACCTCTAGAACCGGCTGGACCCGACTCGTCTTGGACCACCTCACGTAGTTCCCTAACCTCTGACGCAAGTTCTCGTGCAACATCCGCTCTTGCTGCACTTTCCGCCAGAATTTCGCCGACCTGCGCAACAACTGCTGCAGTACGGCGAGGGCCACGTGGTCCTGCACCCCGAGAACTCTGAGCTCTAGGACAATTGCGTCGCACATGTCCTGATTCTCCACATTCTCGGCACTCCTTCGGTGGCCTTGTTTGTTTGGCCGCACGCGATTGTGACTCGCTTTTTGTAATGTTTCTTCCCCTAGGTCCATTACTCGACCCGTGCCTGTTGGCGCTGTTATTATTTGTGACATTCATTTCTAAAATAATAATGCACTGCAACTTCTCCACGACTGGTTACTGTGAGGGTCATCCCCCCCCCACAGGCCGCTGCTAGCTTATGTACGGTACCTATTCACCACAGAGGTCCTTCAGGTGGTTGATAAAGCAATATCCCATACCTCACCATCCATACAACAAAATCCGTCAGTGTGGTCCAGATAAATCCAGTTGAGTCTCGAAACTCACCACCTAACTTGACGGCACGCTGTGGGTTAGCCACATACGCGAATGCACGAATGGTGAAGACGGGACATGGCTAACAGAGCCACATCTTAAGGTTATCCAAGCAGATCCTTTCAGTTTATCTTCACTAGCAGTTGTCGCTTCCTCCCCCCCGCATTCGAGTAGACGTGGTGCAACGGCTACAAGACGGGGGGGATGAGCCCAGCTGTTAACAGCCACGCTTGCTCAGGCCATAAGACG